CAAGTAATGTTACTACTGTTGCTAATAATATATCAGGTGTTAATAGTTTTGCTGAAAGATATAGAGTACAATCAGGTGTTCCAAGTTCGGATAATGATATTGGTGATTTAGTCTTTGATACTAGTGCAAACACACTAAAAGTTTTTGGATCAAGTGGTTATCAAAATGCTGGATCATCAGTAAATGGCACATCAGAAAGATTTACATATAATATTACTGGAACACCAACAACATTAACTGGTGCATCAGGAACTGGATTTGCAGAAGCTAACAGTAATACTTTAGCATATGATGCTGGGTTTATTGATGTATATCTTAATGGTGTGAAACAAGTAAATGGCACAGATGTAACTGTAACTTCAGGCACTTCTGTTGTTTTTGCTAGTGCATTATCTAATGGTGATGTAGTTGATATAGTTACATTCGGTACATTTCAAGTTGCAGCAGTTAATGCTTCTAACTTATCATCAGGAACAATACCTGATGCAAGATTTCCAGCCACACTACCAGCTATTAGTGGAGCTAACCTAACCAATTTAGATGCAACAGATCTCACTGGTACTGTTGCTAGTGCAAGAATAACTGGATCATATACTGGCATAACTGGTACTGGTGCATTAGATGCTGGGTCAATCACAAGTGGATTTGGTAATATTGATATCGGATCAAGTACGATTACAACTACTGGTGCTATCTCAGGTGGCACATTAACTGGTACATTACAGACTGCTTCTCAAACAAACATTACAAGTGTTGGCACTTTATCAGGACTTGCAGTAAGTGGTGCAACTACAATCACAACTGCTGATAATACAGCACAACTTACACTTAAATCTACAGATGCAGATGCAAATGCAGGTCCTTTATTAGATATGAAAAGAGATAGCTCTAGTCCTGCTGATGGTGATTTTCTTGGTCAAATAAATTTTATAGCAGAAAATGATGCAAGTGAGGAAGTAACATATGCACAAATAACTGGTAGAACTGTAGATGTTACAGATGGCACTGAAGATGGCAGAATAGCAATAAAAACAATGAGAAATGGAAGTTCTAGATCAGCTTTAGATTTTAGTGCAACTGAGACTGTGTTTAATGATGATGGTGATGATATAAACTTTCGTGTTGAGTCAGATGATGATACTCACTGTTTATTTGTGAATGGTGGAAATAACCAAGTTTGTGTAGGAACAACAACTGCAGGTCTACATAAAATGGTTGTTAAAGGTAATACTGGTGGCAACGCAGTTTTTAAAGTAGATAATTCAGCTACAAGTGGTAATCAAACTGCATATCTTTCTCATATGGACGGAAGTGGTGCAAATAGTGTTAACTCAGCACATTTTCAAGGATTTAATGGTGCAAATAATCACTATTTATTAGGTAATGGCACAACAACATTTACTTCTGACGAAGTTGCAAAGAAAAATATTGAAACAACTAGAGATGGTTACTTAGAAGATTTAGCTAAACTAAGAGTTGTCAAATATAATTGGAAAGAAGATGAAGATGGTACACCTAAAGAATTAGGTTTGATTGCTCAAGAGGTTGAGAAAGTATTTCCTAAATTAGTAATGTTAGATTTTGATCCACAAATTGCAGACAAAGATAAAAAGAAAATGATTAAAGTGTCTGTATTGCCATTCATGTTATTAAAAGCATTACAAGAAGCTAATACAAAAATTACTGAACTGGAAACAGAAAACAAAACACAAGCAACACAAATCGCTGATTTGATTAGCAGAGTTACAGCATTGGAGAGTGCATAATGACAAGAGCAAGAAGTATAGGAGAAATACTTACTGGTGATATAGATCTTGCAGGTACTGTAACAGCAACTACACAATCAGCAGGTAATAACACAACAAGACTTGCGACTACTGCATTTGTTACAACAGCAGTTGGTAATGCTGAACCATTCCCATCAGGTACATCAATGTTATTTCAACAAACTGCCGCACCTACTGGTTGGACAAAACAAACAACACATGATGATAAGGCTCTTAGAATTATTACTGGTACAGTAGGCACTGGTGGTAGTGTAGCATTTAGTACTGCCTTAGGATCAGGTGCAACAGTTGCAGGTGGTAGTGTTAGTGGATCACCTGACAGTAGTGGTTTAAGTGTAAGTATCAGTGGTAATATATCTAATACAACATTATCAGTAAATCAAATACCTTCTCACTCACATACCTTAAATAAAGGTAATACTGGTGGTAATGGAGCAACAAATCAAAATAGAACCCAAACAGGTTTTACTTTTGCTAATACTGGTAATACTGGTGGTAATGGTAGTCATAATCATGGACATAATTTAAGTGGTAGTATGAGTGGTAATATTACTGCAGGTAACTTGGCAGTTGGTGCATCTACTGCCGCAATCAATGTTAATTATGTAGATTTTATTATAGCTAACAAGGATTAATATGAAGTTAGAAGTACAAGATAATTGTCCACTCAATAACTTTAAAAAATGTAAACAATTCAAATGTGCATGGTTTGTGCAAATGAAAGGTACAAATCCAAATAATGGTAAAGAGGTAGATGAATATGCTTGTTCTATGGCTTGGTTGCCAGTTCTATTAGTAGAAAATGCAATGCAATCAAGACAAACTGGTGGTGCTATCGAGTCATTTAGAAATGAAATGGTGAAAGCAAATGAGTCAAATCAAAATTTATTAGAGTTATCTAAGTATATGGAACTCAGAAATAGGAAGAGTATTTCGCAATGAATGATATGACTAAGGTAAAAAATCTTACATTTATTAGTTCTTATGATATAGCATCAAATGATTATTGTAATCGAATGATTGCTAAATTTGAAGAAATAGCAACTAATACCTCACTCATGCAAACAAGTGGACACTCAGGCACAGAGCAATATGGTGCAAAAGCACGAAAAGATTTATCTATATTTTTTCATGAGTTACATAATGATGCTTTAGATTTGCATCAAGAAACAAATAAAATATTAGATGAAGGTTTAAAACTTTATATGGAAGAATATCCATCATTAGGATCATGTCATAATTTTTATAGCCATGCAGTAAAGGTACAAAAAACACCACCAAAAGGTGGATTTCATACTTGGCATTGTGAAAGAGGTACACAAGATTTAAGTAGATGTTTGGTATGGACTATATATTTAAATGATATTCCTGATGGTGAAGGTGAAACAGAATTTTTAGAATATGGTATAAAGGTACAACCAAAGAAAGGAAGAGTATGTTTTTTTCCAGCCGATTGGACACACACTCATAGAGGTAATGCAGTTTATACTCATGATAAGTATATAGCTACTGGTTGGTATTACATAGCACAAGGAGATTAAACATGGCTACAATAACATATATATGTGAGGGTCAAAATAAAAATACAGCAAGAATAATTATTGATGGAGAATATATTGATTCATCAAATTTTGTAGGACTTGTTGATAGTAATGTTCATGCTATTCAATGGAATGACTCATCAGGTGAAATCGAATATAAAGATAATACACCTAATAAAATTATATCTGATATATCATCTTATGGTTTTGAAAAAAAATTTGCTGATGAAGAAAAAATAATAGCTGATGCTGAAGCTAAAGCAGAAAAAGATATGACATATGCAGATAAAAGAAGAGTAGAATATCCAACTATTGAAGATCAATTAGATGACATTTATCACAATGGAATTGATGGTTGGAAAACTACAATCAAAGCTGTAAAAGATAAATATCCAAAAGGATAATTATGGAAGTTGATGGTGCTATTATTTGGAATGTAATATTAACATTAATTATAATGCCATTTGCTTGGGCATTTAATAAGATGTTTACAGAAGTAAAACGATTACAAATACTTCTAAATAAAACAAGAGAAGAATACGCAACAAGACAAGACTTGCGTGATACGTCTGGTCGTGTGATGGAAGCCTTGCACAGACTAGAGGATAAGATAGACAAGGTTCTGAATGTGAGGTGACACTGTGCTTGAAATGCTAATGGTAGCGAATAGTGCTTTTGCAGTCATCAAACAAACACTCGAAAATGGAAAAGATATAGCCTCGGCAGGGTCGGCGATAAGTCGTTTTATTGGTGCAGAAGAACAACTACAAAAAGATTTACATAAAAAACGTAATAGTATCTGGACAGGTTTATCAGGTAAAACTGACAATGACCTCGAAGAGTTTATGGCACTTGAACAAATTAGACAGAAACATGATAAGCTCAGAGAGTATATGCAACTCTATGGTAGAGCAGGATTATGGACTGACTACCAACAATACTGTGCTAATGCTAGGAAGGCTAGAAAAGAAGCGGCAGAGAAAGCTAAGAAACGTAGAGAAGAAATCAAAGAACTAGTTTTAAAAATTATTTTAATTATAATGATAACTGCTGTACTTGCAGGTGTGGTTACTGTACTTGCAGTCATAGCTAAGAAGAGAGGTATAATATGATACAAGCATTGATTGGTCCTGCTACTAAATTACTTGGTAAATTTATAGAGGACAAAGATACAAAGAATAAACTTGCACATGAGTTAGCTACTATGGCTGAACGTCATGCTCAAGAACTTGCTAAATCACAGATAGAAGTTAACAAAGCTGAAGCACAATCAAGACATTGGTTTGTTGCATCGTGGCGACCCTTTATTGGTTGGACTTGTGGCATTGCTTTAATGTGGCACTTTGTCCTGTCACAGTTTATTTTATTTTTTGCTACCATGTTTGGTTTCTCTTTACCTGCTTTGCCTGAGTTTGATATGGGATCTTTAATGACTGTGCTGATGGGTATGCTTGGCTTAGGTGGACTCCGTACATTTGAAAAGTATAAAGGTATGACAAAATGAATATAGAATTATTACGAGAACAATTAAAAAGAGATGAAGGCTGTGTTAATGCCATTTATCTAGATCACTTAAATCTTCCTACTGTTGGCATTGGTCATCTTATTACTGAATGGGACGAAGAATATGGTAAGCCAGTAGGCACAGAAGTATCTGAAGAGAGAGTCAATCAGTTGTTTGACGAAGATATTGAAACTACTATTGATGAATGTAAGTATCTTTACAGTGACTTTGATGATCTTCCAGAGAAAGCACAACATATTATCGCCAACATGATGTTCAATCTTGGTAGACCAAGACTATCTCGCTTTCATAAAATGAAAAAAGCTGTTGATAATCGTGACTGGTATGAAGCCGCATACGAAATGACA